AACCAGAAGTGGTAGAGGTTGTAGAACCAGTTAAAGAAAAGTCAAAGAGAGTTGCTTTAGGAGTGATTCCTCTACCAGATAACTTTAGAAAAAATAAAAAATGACTATGAAGGAAATAGGTCTTGAACCTAAATTTATTTCTAATGAAAAAAGTTCAACTGGATGGTCAGAAAGAGTTCCTTGGACAGATAATGAGTGTATTCTAATTGCTTTAGATAATTCTCGTATGTTGTGTGGACTGGATAAGGGACAAGTAGAGCGTATAATTAAAGAGAGAATGTTTGGACCTGAATTTTTCCCCAATCGCTTGTTAAAACAATGACTGAAAATGTGACAGTAGTGGCATCTGCTAAGAGTCGTGATCCTTATCCTGTTTATAAGTATTTTAGAGACCCTGAAGAATGGGTTGGTAATGGAACTGTTGTAGTTTCTTGCAAAGATGGTCAGGTTAATGTTAAAATAATGGAAAAGGATTCTATTAAGATTCATCATCTTTGTGTTTATTCAGATGATGGTCCTGTTACATCTGTTATTACTGAACAATTTGAACATCCGGCATGACTAAAAAATTAACTAAAAAACAAAGACATCAAGTAAAGAGTAGGTTCTACTATATTTTCTGGGGTGCAGCAACTTTATCAGTATTCGCTGGTCAGTTGTATGTGGGTTCTGGTTATCGTAAAATGTCTAAATCTTTTGATAGAATTGTTAATACTGTTATAATAGAAGTGGAAAAACTAAATCCACCCACTCATCATCCTATACTACCAGAGGCATGGGAAGATGAATTAAAAAATCCTATACACTATCTCAATGATTTTAATTAATCTAATACCTCATGGAGATTTTCCTGGTTTAACTCCTGAACAACAAGTAATTTCGATTGCTCTTGCTATTCTTTTTGGAGGAGTGGGAGCAGGTATTTGGTTTTCTTTCGGTCCAGGTAATAAAGAATTAGCTGATCCTTGGGAACTCGATGATGACTAAGTTAAAGGGAATTGATTATGTTATTATCCCTTTAATATTTTTGGAATACTTTGTTCAAAAATGTCTTTGCTTTCCTTATCATCTTTATATAAAACTTGATCATTGGAACTTTAATCGTAAACTACCTAAATGACTGAAGAAGAATTAGAAAAAGAACGTCATATTGATGATGACTGTAATGTAGTTGCTCATTATTACAGAGCAAAATCTATGCATCCAAACATTCCTTTTTACCTTCAAGATGAGATGGGTAATACATTTGAGTTTGGATGGAGTCTCATTTATGAGTATATCTCTAATATATCATATTATCCTGATTGGTAATGAAATTAACACAAGAAGTAATTGACAAGATTCAAGAAGCCATGAATCATACTAAAATGAATGGTGATATGAATTGGTTAGATGGAGATGAGATTGATGTATGTCTTGGTGGTACTTTTGCCGGAGATAAATTTATTAGTATAATAAACAGAACACGTAGCAACACTACTAAAAAATGAAATCTTTGAAGTCTCTTAAGACACCTCTTCGTTATCCCGGCGGCAAGTCTCGTGCTTGCACTAAGATGGATCCATATTTCCCAGATCTTCGTAATTATGTGGAGTTTAGGGAACCGTTTCTTGGTGGAGGGAGTGTAGCACTTCATGTAACAAAGAAGTATCCTCACTTAAAGATTACAGTTAATGACTTATATGAACCGTTAATAAATTTCTGGGTTCAGTTGCAGACATTTGGTGATGAATTAACAGAGAAGTTGAGGCAGTATAAATCTACTCATTCAGATCCTGTAGGAGCAAAAGAACTTTTCTTAGAATCAAAAGAAGCAATTAATAATAGAAGTCTTGGTGATATAGAACGAGCTGCAGCATTTTATATTGTTAATAAGTGTTCGTTTAGTGGATTAACAGAAAGTTCTTCCTTTTCAAAACAAGCATCTATTTCTAATTTCTCTATGAGAGGGATTGAGAAGTTACCTGGATATTCGGAATTAATATCTCATTGGCATATTAATCAGTTTTCATATGAGTATTTGATGGAAAATGGAACTCATGATGGATTATTCATGTATCTAGATCCTCCTTATGATATTAAGGATAATCTTTATGGAAAGAGTGGATCTATGCATAAGGGATTTAATCATGATACCTTTGCAAAGGTGTGTGATAAATATGACATACCTATGATGATCAGTTATAATGCCGATCAGTTAGTAAAAGATAGATTTAAGAATTGGAAAGCTGCTGAGTTTGATTTAACTTATACAATGCGTTCTGTTGGTGAATATATGAGAGACCAAAAAGAAAGAAAGGAATTAATACTAATGAACTATTCGGTAGAAGAGAGGATTGCAGCATGACATTAACTCCACAGGAAAAATTAAATACATTACGTTGGAGAGAAAATAATTATGAGGATATTATTTTCTATTCATATAAAGTAAGTCCTCATGATCATATTAACGATCATGAGATGAAACGTTTTGAACATAGCATTTCTTCACTTAGGGAGTTTAATAATGAAATACCTGTTTATTTGTTTTGCGATGACCCTTCTCTTATTCCCTCTCATTTCGTTACTGATTACTCAGTAAAGGTTAAACCATTTGAAAAGGGATTCGATCATAACCATTTGTTTATTCATAGATGGTGTAACTTAAAATATTTTGAGAAGAGATCGCATAATATTTTATATGTTGATTCTGATGTCATCTTTTATGATGATGTTCAATATATCTTTAATACTTATTGCACTTCTCAGGTATATGGTAGAGAAGAGTTTGGGTTCCGTCATGAGCCAACAGCAGGTGGTGGAAGGAATATAAGAGAGCAGTTGGATATGGTTGATATAGGTATTTTTGATTTAGGTGGAACTGCTCCCATGTATAAGTTCTGTATGGGTGTTCTTTTGTTGAATGATAATATCCATCAAGGTATTGTGGCATCCTTGAATGATATGATTGATTTAATGGATAAAGTTACTACCAATCAAATCTTTTCTCCTATTCCCAATAGAAGAATATTAGATGAATATGTAATGTGGGTTATCCTTAGTAGGATAGGTGCTATTGCAGGAATGTTTGCTGTGCAAGATGTTACTCAGGGATGGATAGAAGAGAAGCATCAAGAATATTTTAATCCCGTTATATGTCATTATACAACTAAACAAGAACAACAATTTGCAAGATCAGATGAGAAATATAAGAATCTTATTAGAGATGCAGATGGATTGATGCAAGAGATTGATCCTTATTCAACTCTTCCAGAACAAACTATTGATCATCTATCTTATGATATGATAGAATCAATGGCAGAAGATCATGGTGTTATTGCATCAGATGTTTGGTCAGATTTAAATCCTTCCTTAGATGAGGGTGGAAATCTTTCTATTGTGGATCTTGAAGATGGAACTTAAAGACTGGTTAAATTCTATCAACTTTAATAAGAGTAATCTTATTGAAGAAGATCCTTCATTGATAAAAGATTATGCTCCCTATATTATTAATCGTTGTTTATCAGGAAATCTTGATTGCATTATGTTTGCAAACGAGATGAATAAATATCCTAATCTAGATAAAGATATGCAATATAATTTTTATCTAAATACACTTAGGAAAAAGAAGAGATTTTCTCCCTGGCTCCGTAAGGAAAAAGTCACGGATCTCCAAAGTGTCAAACAATACTATGGTTATAGTAATGAGAAAGCATCTCAAGCACTGAAAATTTTATCAAAACAACAAATCGATTACAT